TGCGAGCTTGGCAAAACGCATTTTATCAAAAACAAAAAAAAGGTAAAGAGGAAAACTTATGTCTTTAGCACGGAAAGTAATAGAACGGAGACGCAAGCACTCCGCTTACCCTCAAAAAGTAGCTCTAGGGACTGGGGTTTCATCTGGAGATAAAAAAGCACTGAATGATACAGGGGAAAGACTTAGGGCTCCAGCTGATGAACCTCAAAGATGGGGGACTCACGGCCATAAAATAAGCGAAAAAGCTTCAGAGATGCACCGAAAACATATGGTTGAGCATAGAGAGGCAAGATCTCAGGGGCACAAACGTAAGCGCCGAATTATCCATGGCGGAACTCATGGTAATGATTATATGCCACCTGAAACCCGCGGGGAAAACTAATTGTTAACGCTCAAAGCTTTACGCCGAGAGCTGGGACGAGTTAAAGATGCTCTGGATGGAGTAAACAGTAGTATTGAAGTGATAGTTGCGAGGAGTAAATGTATAAGAGAGCAAGAAATGCGAGACTTAGAGCAAAAGTATGGGCTCAAAACTGCATGGATATATGTAGTCGCACCGTACAAATATATAAAGCCCAAAAGAAACACCAAGAAACGAGCCTGCCGTATAAAGCAATATATGTCTGCTTTAGAGGAGGGGTTCGTGCGCAGTGGCAAAGGTTCTTAGATTATAGATTTACGCATGTATTTATGTTGTCAGATGTGGTGGAGCAGCAGTTTGGGACAGGATTACTGCAGACAGAGTTTTTGTATTCCCATATAAACACGCGTCATTTGCCAGTTGCGTCAGTAGATGCTTACTTAAAGGAACTAAAGACAGCTGGAGTATTAATTGTGAAAGTTAATCCAGGAAGTAGAAAGAAGGTTTTAGGGAAGTTATGGCCTGGAGTCCTTCCTTATAATTGCGTTTCCTTAGTTAAACATTATGTGGGCATAAAAAAGCCATTCGTACTTACGCCGAAACAACTTTATAAACACTTAGCTTTGGAAAATGCTATGGGAGAACAACATGGGCAGCGATGATAGCGCAATGCAGGAAGCAATGAGAAAGCAGCAGGAAGATTTAGATAGGATGCAAGAAGAAGAAAAAAGAAAAAACAAACTTGCTCAAGGTAAAACTCTTAAAAATATAAGGACGGCCGCTGGTGGTGGTAGTGGGGGTTTTAGTTCAGGGGGTAGAGATACACTCGGATGAAACAACTAGGTAAGACCGAGCTACTAGCTCGTTATTATAGCGCCAAAAGCCAATCAGACAAATGGATGAGTCAGCTTCAGCAGTCCTACCAGCTGGTTATGCCAAATAAGGCAGAGTTTAATATTTTTCGTAGAATTGAGGGTGGACCTAGAACCCAGAAAGTATTTGACGCTACGGCTATTACCGGATTAAAAAGATTTGCTGCTAATATTCAGCAAATGTTGATGCCTAATACCAACTATTGGGCAAAGTTCAAGCCAGGTTATAAAATTCTAGAAGGGTCAGGGATTAGTGAGAAAGAGGCGCAGATAGAATGCAATGAGTGGCAGAAACAGTTTTTTATATCCCTGAATAAGTCTAATTTCTCGAATGCTGTTTATCAAAGCATTATGGAAATGGGCATAAGTACAGGGGTTCTGCTTATTCAACCTGGAACTAAAGAAGATCCCTTTGTATTCAAAGGGGTGCCTTTACATCAGGTTTCGATTGAGGCTGGAGCGCATGATACGGTCCAGAATGTTTTTAGAAAATATCGCTTACATGCTCGCGCAATCAAAGAGACTTGGCCAGACGGGAACTACAGTGATTCTCAACTTAAGCTTTTTGAGCAAGCGGCTAATGACGAGCTGGAGCTAATTGAGGGTTGCGTTTATGAGCCCAAGCTTCCAGGGAAGAAGAAATATTGTTTTTTCGTCTTAATAGAAGGAAGTGAAGATTTTATAATTAAAGAGTATAGGGCTTGGTCGCCTTGGGTAGTGTTTAGGTGGAATGTATACGCCGCCGAGACATTCGGACGAGGCCCTATCTTGGATCTACTCCCGTTCATTAGGGAGTTAAACCAGCTTGCGCAGTTCGACCTACAGGCCGCTAGTTATAATGCCAATCCTATCTTTATGGTGGCAGCTGGCTCGGAAGTAAATCCATATACGGCTAGAATAAGCCCAGGAAGTATTATCCCTGTCCAGCAAATAGCCCCTGGGGTTACGCCTATTCAGCAATTGCAGATTCAAGGCACTCCCACTTATAGCCAACTTACCAGACAGGAATTGGTGCAAGCGGTAAATGATGCTTTAAATACAAATCCCATTGTGCCTAACACCTCAGCAGACAAAACTGCCACAGAGATTTCAGCACGTCAAGCAGAGTGGTTAAGACAAAATCAGGCGATGGCAGGACGATTAGAAAGAGAGTTATGCAGACAGGTAGTAGAAAAGTGTTGGAGAATTCTTCATTCATTTGGCTTGGTTCCGGTTCCTGAAATAAATGACAAAGACATCAGTGTAGAGTTTGAGTCAGCTATTAAGGATATGCAAGGATTGCAAGAGGCTCAAAAAGCGGCCCAAGCCACCCAAATGATGGCACAGATATTAGGACCTCAAGGAGCAACTGCTGGAATAGCCCACGGATATCAGACTGAGGATGTAGCTACTTGGATTTTAGAGAAACTCAATGTAGACCCCAAGATAATCCGAGACGAGCTATCTAGAAAAGCTCAAATGAAATACATGCAGCAACAAGCACAAGTACAACAACAGCAGAGTGGAGCTGTACAGGCTCAAGCTAAACAGTTACAAGACCAGGCTCAATCTGCTGACAACCAAACAGCTGAGGGCAATATTTAGTGACAAATGTTTTAAATGATTACTTGACAGAAACCGAGAAAAATCAGGCTGTCATTAAGAAACAATATACAGAGGCGCATGACCGAATTTCACGCTGCACTTATGAGGTTTTCTATAAAAGTCCTCACGGTCAAGAGCTGAGAGAGTGGCTAGAAAAAGTTTTGAAATATCTATGTGGTGATAGTGCAAACTTCGCTTATGTTCAAGGACAGCAAGATATGATTCGGACTTTATTGGGGTACGCCGAAACTATTAAACGTCAAAACAAGGAGTGACAATGAGCGAAGAAGCAATTGGTACGGTAGGAGAACATACTGCGCTAAACGATGATCCAGGAGTTGCTTTAACAGATCTAGTTCAAAGCGAAACAGATCCCATTGCTCAAGGGAATAACAATGTTCATGGGCAGTCCGGAAGCAGAGAAGAATGGTTTTGGTCTGACAACGAGAATGGTTCTGTTGCAGGGAAAGGTGAAGCTCCAGAATGGTTTAACTCAAAGACGTTTAAAACAGTAGAAGAGCAAGCTAAAGCTCATGGGGAACTAAGAAAACTCTATAATCAAAAAATGAAAGGATTATCTGGAGCACCAGATGAGGGTTACGAATATGAAATGCCTGAAGAATATACTTCAAAAGAGTGGAAGTATAATACTGATGATCCTGGTTACCAAGACTTCTTGCATCTGGCCAGGGATAACGGGTTTTCACAAGAGTTGGTAAGTGAAATGACGGATATGCTAGTGGAGAATAGCAACATGCAGAGAGAGCATGAGGCTATGCGCACTGAAGAGAGAATGTCCGCGGAAATGGATAAGTTATCTTTGGGGGATACGGACGCTTTTGAAGCAGCAATAAGGGGGGCAGCAAACAACCCAAGTGTTCAGAAGGCAGACCTTAATGTTTTGCTTGATAATCTCAATAGCGCTGAAGCTATAAGGGCATTTACCTCTTTGATGAATGAGCATAACTATAGCTACGTCCCCGGACCCGAAGTAGGTAGGTCTCCAGATATAGATGCGCAACAAGATAGCTTAAGATCTAGGTTATCCGGGCTATCGGGCCTGCGCGGATCAGCAAAAGAAAGTGCAAAACGTCAGTTATATCGAGATTATGAAGCCCTCTACCCTGGAGAGAAAAGTTTTGGATAAGAAAGTTGAAAAGAAAACAAAGAAAAAGAAGCTATCGTTAGTCGATGAAGCTATCAGTGAATTAAATTCAAGAGTAGAAAATGAATATATGCCTTACTTTATCTTAAATCCGGAGGATAAAACCAACAATGTGTTTGCTCATTTATTTATCGCAAAACATTGTAGAAATGCTTACGCAGGTTTATTTATTCGACTGGAGCCTGAGAAAGGAACACCTTTAACCCCTAAAGAAAAGAACTGGATTAACAAATTTAGAACTAAAGGGTATGGCTGTACTGTCATTAATACTGTCCCTCAGTTTAAAAACTGTATCGAGGCTTACAAGCATACAGCCGGGACTATGGGGTACAATCATTTTTACTCAACATATGAGAGGAAATACAGCTAATGAAAGGAAAAGTTAAGTGGTTTTCCAATGCAAAAGGTTATGGTTTTATAGTTGAAGAAGCAAAAGGTAGAGATGTTTATGTTCACTTTTCTGATATCAAGATGAATGGGTTTAAGAGCTTAACTGAAAATCAAGAGGTTAATTTCGACCTAATTACAACAGATAAAGGGCTTGCCGCCAAAGAAGTATTTGTATCTTAAGAAAGTCTTAAGCTATACTCTATTCAAGGACGCAAATGCCCAACCTTAATTAAATTAAGGATCGGATAAAGAGACTCAGCTGTTGTGACCAACTCTTAAAGAAGATCAGACAACAATCTTTTTTTTAGGAGACACAATATGCCAGCTTTATTAAGTAACGTTGCAATCCAGCAGTTCCATGACCAGTTTACAAATGCCTACCAAGCAGCTTCTCAGTTAGCCGACACATGTCAGACAGTTAGCGGAGCTAGAGGGTCGGCGTACAATTGGCCTCTGCAGGGTGACGCGGCCATGGAATTACGTAACGCTTATCAATCGTTAATTCCAGTAGCTAGTAATGATTATGCACAAACTCAAACTACTTTCGAAAACTATATTCTCAACTTGCCAGTCGATATATTCCAGCAAGCTGAACTAATTATAGACACACTCAGTCAACTAGGAATCGTACATGCTAAAGCAGCGGGCAGACGGGAAGATCAGTTCTTGCTTAATGCTCAGTATCAAGCGGGTGCTGCCTTTAACCCTCCAATTCCTAACCCTCCAGTTGGTGGCGGCGGAAACAAATTGCCAGACCAGGAGCCTCCAGGTTTAGTACCGGGTAACTTTGGTAATACTGTGGCGCCTAATACAGCTTCTGTAAACTTGAATGTAGCCAAAATTATTCGTGCGGCAATAATTATGGATCAGAACAACGTTCCGCATGAGGATAGATACTTAATTGTAAATGCGGCAATGATTGGAGCATTGATGTCTGATGGAGAAAAGCCAACAAACATACTATACAACAACACTAAGACGTTGATGCAAGGCGGAGTTGATACCTTCATGGGCTTTAAGATAATTACCTTAGGTAACCGAACTGAAGGAGGCGTCCAACTAAGACCGGTTTCTGGTCAGCCTACCCTTGCTAACCCGTTAGCCGATGCAAGCGCAACAGCAATTGCATGGCATAAAACTTCGCTAGGAGCTGTATACGCATTGAATCCAGTCACAGAAGTAGAATGGTCACCTACTCATCAAAGTTGGTTAACAATATCCCGCTTAAGAATGGGGGCTTCAAACCTGTTAGGTCATGGTGTTGTCTTTATTGACTGTAATGATGGCGCTGGCCCTACTAGTCCATAATTGTAGCCCCTTCGGGGGCTTTTGATAGGAGAACGAAATGGCTTTTGAAAGTAAAAATTTAATTCAGATTAGCGCCGGAGAAGGCAGTCCTGATCAACTAGCTGGTCAAAAGATATTTTCTTATGAGTCGGTATATATCGACAACCCTACAGATACGCTGGCCTATATGTCGGATAACGCGAATGGTTTTTTTAATTCGTTAGCAGAAAAAATTCGCTTTGGGAGTTATCTATCGCTTACTGCCCAAGGATTTGGTGGTATTCCTACTGAGTATGGGCTATTCAGGGTTCTAAGTGATAACCCGAAGGATAAGACAGTTGTAAGGCTGAGCACAAACATTGCTGAACCTGTCCCTAGTGTTTACTACGAAACATTGGGCTCGGCCCCAGTGGAGTTCGTTACGGCCGGTGGGGATACGGATGTTATTCCTTTCGCTGCTTCAGATGTGGGTGCTTATGCCAGTTACTCGCTTAATTCAGAGATTAATGATATAGCTCCCCCTCCAGCTCATTCCGGGATTGAATACATTGAGTGTCAAGCCGGTCAGGTGTTGGTTAAGTGGTCGCGTCCAGTAATCGCGGGCCAAACCGTAAAGTTATGGCTACAAGTCCATAGTTCAACGCCATCACCATAGGAGATAATAATGGCAACCTACAATCCTAAGAATTTTGCAATGATTGCTGGGGATGAGATGTCCGCCAGTAACAACATTCCTGTGGCGTTCGGTTATTATGCAGAATCAACTCCACCTACAGGACCTACGGGTATTTTAAACACAACCGCCACGAGTGGGGCTGGTTATTTTGGGTTAAGAAGGGGAACTATCTATGTGCAGGCTAACCCCTTAACTCCAGCTGAAAAGGCCCTGGACAGCGCTAGTCTGTTGCTATCCCGAGGGACCATAGTTTTGATTCACGGTAAAAGTAACGGAGCAGTTCCACCGTTGCCTTATGTTTTATATGTGGTTATCACCTCAGATGTTGGGGACGACACAACTTATGAGCAGATATATTACGGGATTTAAAACCCGACCATTAACTTGATAGGAGAGTCCTTTTTATGCCGCCAATCAACCCAATTGCACCAAACCCTCAATATGTTCCTGCTAATTTTGCACTCGGATCTATGGAAGGCTTAAATAGTAATATTCCTAGAATTTGTGGATACCAGCTTCCTCTCACTCATACCGAAGCGCAAATGTTTACTGACGGTTATTTTGGTCCTGAACAAAGAAGACCCGATGTGGCAGTACCAGCTGTTTCGACTGGGGGGGGGGACTACAAGGCCAGTAGTTATGTTATAAATCAAGGTCAGCCTTCGTTAGGAGCTCTCCTTCCTTTTGGATCTCTAGTCTTTTGGTCGCGAGGGGGTCCTACGCCTTTACAAGGTTTTGCACACCGATCTCCTGATGTAGATGGATACGGACTCAAGCCAGGTGAGAAGGAAGTCAAGTTCACAGGAAATTCATTCTAATGGTCGCTTACGCCACCCCGGTTAGCTTAGCTCAGATAACTCCAGGTGAATTAAGTAAAGATCAGGCTGTCCCAAACTTTTACTATATGGATAAGAATAATGACAACTTTCTATTAAGATGGTCTTACCTTCTGTTCCCAACTGGTGAATCATTTTGGGATTCAGTAGCTACATCACTGGAAGTGGGTTCATATATAACGTGTCTTGGTTCTGCGGGAACAACCGGAGACTTAGGGTTAAGTGTGGCAACGGTTCGTGTAATCAGCATTACTCCGGCTGAATCAGAGTACCGGTATCAGTATCGTGTACAAACGCAGATAGGTCCTAACTCCTTGTATGGAAATCAGTCCTTTGGTCCCGGTGCCGCTTTCCGAAGTAACATTTCAGGCTCCAACTTAGTTTACAGGGGGATCATTCAATGCCCTGTAGTGGCCGGCCCCGTAACCTCAGTTACTTTAGGGAATGAAGGTATTGATTCAGAATGCTGGTGTGTGGCTTCTGTCACCAACAAACCTCAAGGAACGCCTTACGTTATTCCTTATGTTATTTCCTGGGTCTATGCAGGCGTCAACGAGATAAATATTCATTGGGCGACCAATAATCAACCTGTTGCTGCCGGGATCATTTACGTTTACCTAGAAGCTTACAAACCCCTTTTCCCTTTTTAGGAGGAATCATGGCAGAAGCCCAGATTGAATGTTTAAGTAGATTAACCGCCGGGGAAGTAAGCAAGGACCAGGCTATAATAGATTATTTTTATTATGACACTGAGTTAAATTTTAAAGATGTGATGACTCCGGGGTTTTTCGATAAGCTATCCAAGAAGTTCAAGGTTGGTTCACGGATAAGCTTCTATTGTCTTGGGAATAATTTCAACCCCCCAAACTCTACGACGTTAAAGCGGCTGGATGTGATCGTGGCAGCCCTTACTCCATATACCCCACCTAGAAACTATGAACGAGTAAAGCTCTTATCTGCTCCAGGCACATGGCAGACTAACGACCTTTCACTGGATGTCTGGGAGAGTTACTCTTGCACGTTTAGAGGACTGGTTAGCTGGATTACCCCGCCGTTGCCAAACCCTAATCCTGGAATCAATGTCATAAATATCCCCAACATTCTACTGCCATTAACATCTGAAGATGTCATCATTTTTAATCAGCCTTACCCTGGGGATACCGTTCAACGTCATATGGTGCGAAGTGTTTCCCCCCAGGCAATTAACGTAATCTATGCTCAGTGGGCGCCTGTAACTATTGGAGCTCCGTTAGCAGTTGTAGAGGATCCACCCGCGGGTCTTCCGTGCACTATGTTTATTGAAATCATGTCCAATATCGTTCCCTAATAGGAGAGAGCTATGCCTTATTCCCCATCACAGTTATCACGTCTTACTCCGGGTGAGATTGGGAGAGATCAAGCTGTTATAGATTATTTTTATTATGGGCCTGATGTAACAATACAAGAGGTAATGAGCAAAGGTTTTTTTGATAAAGCCGGGTATCTTTTCTTTAACGACGGGAATCCTAAGACGTGGGAGCGCATTAGTATATTAGCCCAACGAGGTTATGGTACAAGTCCAAAAACACCCGAGAGATATTCAGCGGTAGTATCAGATGTTACGGTTACATCTTCAGTAAATGAGAATCCCACTGAATTTGAGGTGACGCTGTCTCTTGGTCCTGATACTAGTTATTCGGTGGATGATAATGTCCCTGCTCCGGTACTCCCTTGGCATAACTTTTTCATAAAATACCAAGGCATCTGTAGATATACCAGTTTCGCCACACCGGGAACACCAGTAATAATTGATGTCCCTAGTAATTATACTTATAGCGGCAACGACTTTTGTACGGCAGTCTTGTTCAGTGATCCAGGTAATCCTAACCAGCCGGTAGCGGGCGATGCTATCGTTGCGGCGTATGTGGAAGCTGGACCTACCCCTGGTTTTCCTTTAAGGGTCAGACTAATAACGCCGTCGGCAGCGAATGGTCACAATCAGCGAGCTTGGGTAACTGTCATGAGCAGCACCTGCAAGTTTGCTTAAAAAAACGGAGGGAGTATGGCTACAAAATTAGACATTATAAACCAAGCCTATGCCTATCTAGGCAATCCCATGATTAACACTCTCAATATTGCTGATCCTGTTGTCAATGCAATGTCACAAATTTATGATGCTGAAAAATTAAACCTGTTATCTCTTCACCCTTGGAGATTTGCCACTAAGTGGGCAGAACTTCAGGTGTCAGCTCAAGGACCAAGTTATCCTAAATGGGGTTTTTCTTATGATTTACCCCAGGATTATATCACTGCCTACAACACTTACTATTGGGGGGACTACGAAATAGTGGGCCAGAATGTCTATACGAACAATAATCCTCCTTGGTTGTGGGGATATATTTTTGATGCCTCTCCCACGGTGTTCCCTGGATATTTTGTTTTAGCGTTAAGTCATCAAATAGCTGCAAAATCGGCCACTCTTTTAACCGAGAACCCTGAGATTGCCAAATACTGGCAGGATCAAGCCCTGCTTCAAAATATGCGGGCGCAAAATAGAGATGCGAGCGCAGTGACAGCCGTCGCCATTAAGGATAACCCATTACTTGCGAATCATTATTATCGGGGGTTCTAGATGCCGTTTAATATAACCTTTCATGATTTTACGCATGGACAATTGGATAAAACCTTAAAATCCAGAAGTGATTTAGATATTTATAATAAAGGTGCGTTGGAATTAAAGAACGTAGTGGTTCGTCCTGGAGGGGCTGTTAAATCTAGATTTGGGACCGAGTTTTTGTTCGAAAGTCCAACGGATTTACTTGAGCCCGCAAATGACGGTTATCAGATGTTTGCTTTTGCGCCCTCTGAGCAGTTAAAACTTTTGATTATTTTAGGAGCTGGACCTACCACTGGGCCGCCTGCGCTAAGTAGGTATCAATTTTATGTAGAGGTTAACGACGGATACTGGACAGGAGGTGGAGCTCCAGCTACTGGGTCACTGAACACCATAACGGCGACAGGACCTGCACCGGGTTCTTTTCAGATAGACACTCAACAAGTGGGGCGAATCAAATATCGGTCAGCTCAGAACCAAACTCAGTTAGTGCTGGCAACAGGGACTCAAGAACCTATATTGATAAAGGTGTTACCGATCGCGCCGTGGCTGGAAACTTCCTCCGTGAACTTCCGACGCTTCCCGCAGCACGACTTTACAGATAGCGGGTACATTAACCGACAACCCCTAAATCCCGTTTCCCCTGTAGTGGCTTACGCATGGCAGATTAACCTTCTACCAGCACCACCAGCTAATCAGCCTATCCCTGTTAGCCCCCCAAATGCTACAGCAGTTAATCCTCCAGTAGCAGGGAGCTTGCCTGTATTGAAGTTAACAAACCCGTTGCCCGCAGCTCAGCAAAATCCAAATGTTTTTAATGGCTTTGAATATGTTAATGGTACTCTCGACCAGCATTATGTTGGGGGTATAGTTCAGATGGCAGGCCCCGTTGATGACCCGACAGCACCAATAGGAACCGCGATAATTGAACAAGTTTGGGATAATGAGACTGCATCAATAAGAGTTCTTACCCCTATAGATAAAGGCTGGATAGGTCCCTTAACAGTAAATGGCGATCAGATGGTGCTCACCGAGCCAGCTTTCTCCTTTCCGCTACCGGGCGGTTTTCCTGGTAGAGGCTGGCCGCGTACTGTTAGTTTTTATGAATCTAGGTTGGTATTTGCGGGAACCGAGTACTTGCCGCAATCTTTATTCATGAGTCAGATAGGGGCTTTTAATAATTTTGACACGGGGACGGGGGAGCCTTCCGATGGGATATCTTATACTATTGCGTCTGGTGCTGAAGATCAAATCATTAACCTAGTATCAGGGCGTTCACTCCAAGTTTTTACCACCACCAACGAGTTCTCGGCACCTGTTTGGTCTGAGCAAGGTTTAACTCCTACAACTGTCACCATCCGAAGACAAACCTCAATCGGCAGCTCTAACTGTATCCCCGCTATTCTGGATAATATGACCATGTATTCGAAGCGTGGGGGAAAAGCTGTTATGGCGTTTGAGAGTAGAGATTCAGGGGGTAATACCTATAACTCTGAAGATGCAAGCGTACACAGTTCAGAGATAGTAAACAACCCCATACATATGACCTCATTTGTTGAGAACGTAGCTTATGATGCAAACTTATTGTTCGTCATAAATAAGAAGGATGAAGATAGTGAGGGGAATCTAACTATATTTGAATCATTAAGAGAACAAAACGTACAAGCATGGACGACGCACGAAACCCAAGGCGAATTTGTCAATGTCGAATCAGTTGGGGATGATGTCTTCTTTATGGTTAAAAGACA